TTTGCTGCTGCAAACTTAGCTCGGACAAATAATGCGGACAGTGTGACATTTCATCGTGTTCGTAAACCGCCAATTATTCATTCTTGTAATGTGATTACCCCCGGTTCTGACCATGTTATGTATGATGAAACAGAAAACACCGGGTACAGTAGTAGTAATATGTATACTTACCCTTACTTAGGGGTCCGCATATTTGCTATTGAAAATACTTCAGCTTCAAATGTAACTGGTGTATTAAACATAATTTGGTCTGGTTATAGCACCCAATCTGGGTATGCGCTTTGGGCCATTACACCAAGTGGTGCTTTGACAAATGGGAAATACACTGCGTCTACAGATAGCGTAGTTTATAGTGGTAATAGTAATAGCTCTAGTTATGTAAATCAATCTTATGATTTTCCGGCTAATACTGTTGTTTTATTTATCTTAATAACTTCTGCCCGATATATAACCTCTAGTAGTAGTTCTCATATTATGCACATGCAAAATGGTATTTATGAATTAAATACGTTGTTTCAAAATACAGCGTTAAAACCAAGAAATGATTTCCCAAGAGAACTTATAAAGGGTGGCCTTGTGGATAATGTTTTATCGGGAACTGATGTGCGTGATCCAGCAAATTTGTGGAACAAACTCGTGCTTAAAAAATCTATGGTAACGCCAACGGGGTATGCCCACTTAGAATAGTACTGGAGACTATCAATGAAACCACAGCTTCTAAATGTATTAGGAAAAAATGAAGAGTCTTTGTCTGGTAGTGGCGCTGCTAGTAGTGGACCATTTGCCCCGTTTTATGCAACTTCAGAAAGGGCAGGAAATCCTTATGTTGTACCGGCAATTATAAGTCGGTGGAGAAGGGACATTAACAGCCCCGCTAGTGATTGGACTTCTACCGGGTATTGGACAACCATGTACGGTTATTACCAAAGTGGAAATGACGCTATACAAAGATACGGTTTTGCCCGTCCTCATGGCGCTCAGAAAGGTCAGTATAGCTCTAATAGTTTCGGTATGTCTGACCATCGACTAGTGTATGCAAAAAATAAAACAGTCGGCCAAGTTGGGCAGTATACTGTGGGTGGTGGCAGTAGCCAAAGTTATAACCCTATTTTCACTTGTTTAATGTACATAAAAAATACAAACAGTAGCAACACAACTGTCTATATTTATGGTTCTGGTTCTGCTAATTGGTCGTCCGGGCATGATGGTTCGTCTTGTATGTGGTTTAACCCGAATTCTGCGACAAAAAGTAATGTGACTGGCGGATCTTTTAACTCACTTTGGTCAAGTTCTGGTTCAAGTAGTATTTTAGATTTTAATAGTAGTTTTACGCTTGATGCGGGTAAAACAGCAGCAGTTGTACTTTTTTGTACCGCACGGTACCACACGACTTTTAGTAGCGGTTGGCACGGTTCTGGTGCAGCGATGTTCCGTAGTTTAGACACAACTTTTGGGACTACTGGAATTGTTCCTGATTATAACATGTATGCCACGGTTATGATGGCCACGAGTCCTCAAGTTGATAGTAATTACCTTACTAGCACTACTGAGATTGCTGGTGATTGGAAACGTTGCCATGACATTTTTGGAGACTAAGAATGGAAATAGCTTTACTTCAACAAATTATAAGCCAAGAAGCCAGAGCGGGTGGTAGTAGCACTAGCGGAGTCACCTCGGCCTATGTGACTGAAGGGAATTTTTCCGCTGGAAGTTATCAAAGTTATCCAGCTATAGGTCCACATTCTATTTATGTTACAGATTATAGAGGTTGTAACCCGTCTACCGGCTCATTTACTTCCCAAATAAATGAATTGAGAACGTATATGGGTAACACCGATTATGCCAAGTGTTGTTTTGATTTTTTGTGCAATGCTGGTGGAGAAAGAAACAACACAACTCAGGCTACTATATATGGGCTTACCAGTGGCCAACGAGTACATGTTGGTGATGAAAAAAGTATGGGGCATGAACAACCATTTATGGTATCCAATAATAGTACTAGTTATGGCCCGATTTTTATTGAAGCAATCTTTTTAAGAAATAGAACAACTTCTTCCCAAACTTTTTCTGCGAATCATGCAGGTTCTAGTTACTGGGCTTCTGGGTATGATGGATCAGGTGGCTATGCTTTTATTTACAACAATAGTGCGTTGGGCAGTATAACGAATTATTCAACGCAGTCCCTCTGGTCATATACAAGTAGTACAACCAACACCAATCGTTCTTTTAATATAACTGTACCAGCCGGATGCACATTTGTTATTTGTAGCGCTCACACCATGTATTACTGGACTACTTTTAGTAGTGGCGGTCATTGGTATTATAAGTCAAGTTGGGATTGGGGAAGCAATTTTACCAGTGGGAACTTTATTCCTGATTTACGCTGTACTGCCTCGATGTTGAGTTTACGAGATAGAACTGAATTGCCTAGCACCACGGTTGCTCAACCTTCTTCGGCTGGTGGTAATTTATCCTTACTTGCTATCCCCAAAATGGCATATAACGCTTACGGAGATCACCCATGAACTTCATGGAAATGTACTTGCTCAACAGAGCTAATATTTTATCTGGTTCCATTTCAAGTGGTTCTATAGACGGTGGTTTTCCAGAAACTCAAGGGAGTAGCGATCCAAATACAATTGCTACGGGAACACATAGTGTTCCGTTTATTTCTACCTTAAATCAGAGGCAAAACAGCGGTAGTTTTACTTATTCAAGTAGTTTTAATCAGCAACTTGCTACGCCAAATCCCGGTATGGCTTCTGACAGTCAAATAAAACAGCAATTTTGGTTTGCACTTGGCGATGCATCCCCCGCTACTGACTCTTCTTACGGGTCTACTAATCTGCAACATCTTCAAGGTCACGATGATAATATGAGAGCGGGTAAAACTGTTTTGCAATTTGGTAAATTTGACCAGTTAGCACGGGCGGCTCAAATGCACCAGTATAATGGGAGTGATATGAATTACTCGCCTTGGTTTTCTAGTGTTTTATTTGTAAAAAACACAACTGCTAGTGATATTTCAAAAACGGTCACTTTTTTTGGGTCTAGTAATAACAACAGTTCTTATGGGCATATGGCGGCAGCGACTATAGTGCCGAATAATGTTAGCAAGGTTGCAACTACTGGGCAAACTACTAATAGGTTTGTGTCCTATCAAAGTCAAAATTGGGGTGTAGAAACTAGTGGTAGCGCTACTTTTCCAGCTAATAAAACCACTGCGATAGTGTGGACACATAATCTGTTTTATTGGACTAGCTTTAGTAGTGGGGCGCACTGGTCAGGGAATACCCGTCTGAGAAAAGTAGATCAATTATTTGACGGCACAGGATTAGTACCTGACCATAAAATGACGGCTGTAGCTTATCAAGGAAGAAGCAACAATTTTACTGCTGATCAGCCGTGGAGAGTTTGGAAAGAGTGCGGCGATATCTTGGGCGACAACTAGTATATTAATGGAGAAATGAGATGATAACTTTAGTACAAATTGACCCAGCCACTAAGCAATCCGTGGCTTCTTGGTGTGTAGAAAAAAAGCCTAAAAAGCTAGACGCTAACGTGTATGTAATTCCTGAAAAAGAACTCAAGGTTGAGACAGGAATTTACAAATTAGATGGCTCTACTATCAAGGCTCTTTCTGTCGCTGAACTTACGACTATGACTAAAGCGATGGAACAAACCTCAATGGCGGCAGATTGTCGGATGCAAAGAAACTTTCGTTTGTCTGAGTCTGATTGGGTTGTAACTAAATCCTTGGAAAAGGGTGAAGCTGTTCCAAAAGCTTGGTCCGATTATCGTACTGCGTTGCGCGATCTTCCAACCCATGCGAAGTGGCCTGAACTGCAAGAGGCGGATTGGCCAGTTGTTCCATCTTAAACCGGCTACTGCAACGGCCCAATCTGTATTGGACCTGTTGTATTTAGTATCCAATAGTCGGTTTGGAGAAGAATGGACGGTTACGGAATTTTGTGGAGAACTTTTAGATGCCTTGACGGCAGAAAAGGTATTATTGCAATACTTGGATGATGACGTAAAACCTGTGGCTTTTACCACTTATTGTTTTTTAACAGAAGAGGAAGCCACGTTAAATGAAGAAGAAGGATTCTATCCTTCTCTTGAAACGTACCAAAGAAAAGATGGCGACCAGATTTGGTCATATTGGACAGTAGTTTCTAAAAAAGGAAATGGATTTAATTTAATGCGGCAAGCAAGAAATTTTTTACGGCCAACTTACGGGGTTAGGCCCGTTTATTTTTTTAGAGACTACGATTTATCTAAAACACATAGAGGATCACTGTAATGGGCAGAAAGAAAACCACCAATGTAACTCAAACAGGGTTAGGTGATACACAATTTGATACGTTGACGGGTAATCAAGCTGCTTTAGGAGCAACTATGGATACCCAAGGGGCAGCAGCAGAAGAGGCAAGACAAACTTCGGAAGCGAACCAAGGGACAATTTTGACGAATCAAGGCACTATGCAAACGGGCATTACTAATTTGCAGACGGGCCAAGAAGGCATTAACACCGGGATCACGGGCCTTGGTGCTACACAAGCTGAAATTGTGGCATCACAAGCAGCCGCTGTTGAAGCCGCTAAAGCAAGAGAAGCTGCCATTATTAGTGCTGTAAATAGCCGTCCTCAAGTAGATTTGTCTGGAGTCACTTCTGGGATTAGC